CACCCTGCCGCGAAACTCATCATAGAGGTATCCGAAACCCAAGAACAGGAGGCCCACGATGGAACGACATCAGCCGCCGTTCTGGTCGGGGCTATATTGGAACGTGCAGAAGACCTGCTAGACGATAGCATACACCAGACAATCATATGCAGAGGCTTCAAGGAGGCTCATGACCTAGCCAAGGACGAATTAGCCACATTAGGATGGGAGGCGACAGAGGAGGACTTGACTAGCGTCGCCATGACTAGCCTGACCGGGAAGAGTGCAGAAGGAGCGGCAGAGGTAATCTCAGCAATGTGCGTCGAAGCCGTCCAGACAATAGGTGATGAGGGTACGTTAGATGACATCATGGTAGCCTCATTCTCTGGTGGGACGTATGATGAGTCCGCATTGATTCATGGTGTCCTCATAGAGAAGGAGCGAGCGCACAGCGAGATGCCCGCGAGCCTGAGTGACGCTCATGTCCTATTGGTCACAGAGGAGATAGGCATCAAGGAGTCGAAGTTCGACACGACGCTCAACATCAACAACCCGGATCAGGTCAAGGACTTCTTGGCTCAAGAGGAGGAGATGCTCAAGGCGATGTGCGCGGAGATAATATCAACAGGTGCTAATGCGGTGTTCTGCCAGAAGGAAGTGGACGACCTCGCAATGCACTATCTGGCGAAGGCCGGAATCTTCTGCCTAAAGCGCGTGAAGAAAAGCAGGATGGAGGCACTCAAGAAGGCAACGGGCGCGAGGTTCGTCAATGGCTTGGAAGACATAGACCCGGAGGACATGGGACTGGCCTCTAATATTGAGGAGGTCAAGTTCGGAGACTACCATTGCACGGTCCTGAAATCTGATAGGACGACGAGCGTCACCGCCGTGCTTCGTGGTAGCACAGGCCACTCCCTAGATGAGATAGAGAGAGCATGGGACGACGCTATGGGTGTGGTTTTCCTGAGTGCTAGGGCCAAGAAACTGGTTGCAGGGGGTGGAGGGGTGTATGCCCACCTAGCCCGACATCTGAGGTTGAAGGCCGCTACCATGGGAGACAGAAAGGGAATGGCAATCTCCGCTTTCAGCGACGCTCTGGAGTCGATACCGAAGACTCTGGCAGAGAACGCCGGAATCGATCCGGTCGATGCAGTCCTCGCGCTACGCAAGGCAGAGAGCGCGGACTACGGGATAAACACAGAGGGGGACGTGGTGAACATGAGAGATGCGAAGGTCATAGAGCCACACAAGGTAGTGTGGACAGCACTTGGCTCCGCTACCGAAGCCGCCATCATGATTCTAAGAATAGACGACGTGATTAGTATGAAGGCAGGTGACGGGGGTATGCCACCAATGCCGGGGATGATGGGTTGAGTCCCTTCAAGAGAATCATGACTGGAAAGACGAAGCGACTACGGCTCAAGATTGTGAAGCACCTTGAGAAGAAGGGTCCGCAAACGACACAGCAGATTTTCGACCACATCAACAAATCGTCCTATGGTGGAACCACATTACAGCAAACCACCAATGTTCTATCGAAAGACCCCCGGTTCAGAGCGATCGGTTTCGTCCAGACCAAATCACCCATCGAGAACCAGAGGTACAACATACAGGTCTGGGACTTGACGTTGGATTACAAGGACTGGTCATGATGAAGCCATACGCTCGCAGACACAAGAAGAGAGGCCCCGCTCGCAAGCCTGAGAATTACAGGCAATGCAGGGATTGCAAGAAGCACAATATCAGGACGCAATCCAAGGATACTGTTGTCCGATGTGGAAGATGCGCTAGACTCAGGAGAGAGGCCAACGGATGGCGAATGCAAGCGCACCCCCACATCACAGATTCTGGTGTTATTCCTCCTCGTCCTCAGTCAGAGGATCACCCCCTCTTGAATCAGATAATAGATAGCACCGACTGACACACCCAACTGAAAGGCGGCTCCAAATCCGGCCTTCACGGCTGAAAATAGGACATCCATGACCTTCTGTCGGCGGGCCTTTCTTGCCTCGCATACGTCACAATTTCTCACTTTGTTCACCTCCCTTTTCTTTTGCATACTATGAACGGAATGTCGGATTGGTTTGCCAGAGGGAGTTACTGGATTGTCATTCAGTAGTTTCAATGTCTCCTCAAGACTCATGTCCAACCTACACCAACCACAGATGCGGCGGTCATAGGTTGTCTTACCACATTTCACACAATCATATCGTATTCGTTTCATGTTCTTCCCCCAAGTGCTTTCGCTCACAAAATAGGTTCGATTCTCGCTCGTGCAGTTTCGATTCTATTTCGATCATAAATGCACGTTGTATATCCAAAAATAGGCATTTTTTAACAAAAATGGCTCGCAGTACCCCGTTTTTGGGCAGAAGCCTTTATGGTCAAATACCGACTCGTTAATTTTACCGAGGCAAAATTGGCCCGGTTTATGGAAGTGAAAAAATGAGTGAAAAGAAGAAGAAAAATGAAGCAAAAAAGAGTGAGGTGCTTTTGGGCATCTGTCGAAAGTGCGGTGGATCGACCGGACCATGGGGAGCCTTGATGAACGATGCTTGCAGGTGTAAGAGATGAGCGATGGACAAATCAGCAAGGGCAGGGCAGTAAGCATCACGCACGTCGAGTACGAAATCCTCCAACACATAGGATACGAGATTAACCTGAGCGGACTCATGTCCCAGATGATACCAAGGGGAGACAAGGTTGCGGAGAAGAGATTCAGGAAGGGAGCAGAGAACATCTGTAAGTATCTTGAGAACATGAGCGACAGGAGAAAGCACAGGCTACCTGAGAACCACGTCGATTACGAGCCAAAGGGGGACGAGTGAATGGAAGACCCATTTAGAGGGATGTTCAATATTACCCTGCCATCTGGAAACAAGAAAAGGCCTTGTCCTAACAAGTGCAAGAACAGTCACGGCATTTTAATTCAAGCAGATTGGAACAAAGGAGATCAATGCCCGAAGTGTGGAGTGGAGGTTGAGTGAATGGCTACATTGTCCCTATGCCAGAGATGCAGGATGAGGAACGTATTCTTCAAGAGAGAGATATACTGCGAGGTTTGTCTGAACCAGAGGCCATGGACGATACCAGAGGAGCAATCATAAGCGAAACGCCCCTTTGCTAATCATGCCCGTGTGTTACAGGTGCAGAAAGGACATCAATACTAGGAATACCAAATCATCAGTCTCGCAAGTGACTCGCAAGAGATGGTACTGTGGCAAGTGCTACCTGTTGAACATGAAGGAGAAGCGATCTGGTATGGTCGCATATCACAAGCGGAAGTAGGTTCAAATACTACCCCCACTCATGAAGTATTCCCCGATGAGGGCTAGGAGACAATAGAATGAGCAAAGCAAAGATAGGAAAGCAATTGAAAGAACAATTTGGTGCGGGCAATATACCCGTTGAGTTAATCGCTCTGGAACCGATAGGTGCAGAGGTGAAGAGACTCATCCATGAGCAGATGGAAGTCACGGGTGAGCGCGTTTACTTCTCACAAGAGGAGCGTAAGGGCATGAACCCATTGAGGACTGTCGGGCAGACGGACTTAGAGGTGACTGTGGGTGGTGTCACACTCAAGGTCCGCCAAGCAGAGGACGACAAGCCATCAGTCGTGATACCCGTGGGCAAGAGCGATGTCACGACGACCATGGCTCTTGACCACAAATACAATTACTCCTTCTTGATTGCTAGTCTGCGTCACGCATTCGGCGGTAACATGGACAGGGTTCAGGAAGTAGTGGATTTACTCAACGAGGTTCAGGACGAGGCCATGGTCACTAACGAGTCCGGTCGCACGTCCATAGACAAGGCACAGTTACCAGACATCCAAGACAAGGAGCGCATAGACGCCATGGTCGAGTCACTCACACGCAGAGTCAAGTCCCGTTCCAAGGGTACGATTCAGACCAACGTCAGCGTCACCGTCGAGGGACTAGAGACACCAGTCGCTAGTCCGGTCACAAGATCCGACATCATTACTACTCCAACCCATGAGTCACCCACCTCGGACCCGGTTGTTCACCCGACCGAGGAGATGCCTCCTAGCATAGTAGTCATGGGAGGAGAGGGACAGACTGTTCAGTCCATCACATCCGAGGAGGGTGTGGGGGTCGAGGGTGACGCCCCCGCATTCTCCGCCATAGTCAAGCAGAGGGAGCAGATTACGGACGCACTTAGTAGCGTCCTGTCTCTAGGCGACCTGACTATCGGTGCAGTACGGAAGGGCATGGCGGAGATGGGCCTCAACGATGACGACTGGAGGCCACGCTTCGACGCACTACTCAAGGCAGGTTGGATTGTCACCAACGGAGCGAGCGGTCGCTCCTGCCGCTACAATTGGATGGGGGACGAGTGAATGTCATACACATACGATCGGTACGGATACATCCAAGCAGAGCAGACCGGGGAGAAATACATCCTGATGGCATCAGGGGAGAAGTACGGCACTCATGAGTTGAAGAAGCCCTTGAAGTGGTCTGACCCCATTACTGGTGTGACTGTAATCAAGTCGAAGTCGGGACTGAGGTACACGGTCAAGAACAGACTCGGCACGGCGATATACACTCTCAAGGGCGCAACGCGAGCAGAGAGGAACGCCTTCGTCGATAGGATGTTGGCAGGGGTCAATCAGGTGGCTGATATACCCTCATACGGCACTATTCGCCCCGTTCATTCCTATGCAGATACGGAGGAGGAGTGACCATGCCTAACAGCAGACAGAGAGCCGCACAGAGATACCGCTACAACATGAAATTCAAGGCACGACGCAAGGCAGACCCGCCTCACATCATGAGTGCCAAGGCACTAGCGAAGAATCGCGTTGAGGCACTACTAGATCAGGAGGAGGAGTAGCATGGGCGACTTACCAAAGAAGGCATGGATATTCTATCAGCGTAGCGAGGCCTATCCTTATCCCATTGTCGAGGTCGAACCCAAGAATGGGGAGGACTTCACGTTAGAGGAATTGCAGGGATTCGTGGAGGGTCCAATTGAGAAACTACCCGTCCCCGGACACATCATCTTTGCAAATGAGATGGCCGGACTGAGCGATGAGTTCCAGACCAATGCACGTTTCGTAACATACTTCCAGAAATTGCTTTTCCCCAATGTCCTCATGAGTGAGAAACTCATTGCGGGCAATGTCATTGTGATGGATACCCCTGCCTTGAGAGAGGAAGAGGACATCATGCACTACATTGATGTCGTAGCGGTGGAGGCGTGATAAGATGCCAAGCAGAAAAGGATCAGTATCCAGTTTGCAATCGGATTTGAGCAAGTTTCTTGACAAAGTAAACTATCTGTATCACGATGATGATTCCATAGATGAGTTCGCTGACAGGCTTGATGAGATGGAAACAAGCGAAATAATTCAATTCCGAAAAAAAATAAGAGAAGCAAACGCACTACTACCAGAAGGGAGGAGATGGTTAAGATGAGAGACTCAGACTACCCACAGCATCCAGAGGAGTACCTGCCCGCATGGGTTACTGATCTATGTGACTGTGCAATCTGCGACCTGCCAATCATCCCAGACTACCGCGAGGAGGAGTGGGGTGGCGAGAGGTGCGCGTGTGAGGAGGTGGAGGCATGAATCCCATTGATAGTGCCTATGATGCCGTAAGAGGAATGGAACGTGCAGTATCAGGCCTGTTGCTAATCGCGTACACGAGGCTAGGACAGGATGAGCATGGGGAGGCAATCCGAGTGCTTGACGAGACTATTGAGCAATTAGCAAACACCCCTCGTTTCAATTCATTGATAGATATACTCGCTAGGCTCTCCGATTGGATAGAGGCCGGTCAGGTATCAGACACAAGAGAGATTCTCCGTGAGTTGATTACCAAGATGGGTGACGAGTTTCACCAAGAGATAATCGCAAGACAGGAGATGGCATGATGGGAGATTGGGTAGGAATCAAAATCACTCTGAGGAACGTCGCATCGTTTCGGAGAGACAGAGTGCCGGACCTCATGGAGGACTTGGCTCAATTAATGGCTAACTACGGATTGAGCATGAAACTGACTGAGAAGGTCGGCGCGGTTTGTGTGTCAAACCACGTTTACATGGGCGATCACTTTGGCAGGGTAATCACCGCTAAGAAAGAGGAGGAGGAGTGAGCATGGCTTACAACAAAGGGCCAAGAGTAACTGAGTTCACTAGATGCCCCGGCAGGACACGCAAGAAGGCCAAGAACGTCTGGGTGGGCGCACAGTTCCTATTCGGACGCCCACCACACTCCATGACCATGACTCCCGGTAACGGCGTGGACACTACCGAGTGGACGATACACAGGACTGCCGATGATCCTGAGCCAATAGTCATCAATGCCCCTGCTAAGAAGGCATATGACATACTGATTAAGATGATGAGGGAGAATCAATGACCAAGTGCAAATATTGTCTTGGTACAGGTACAATGTATTATCATAATGTGAACAGTCATTACGAAGGCCCATGCCCTAGATGTAAGCCTAACAAGGAGTTGATTGAATGAGGATTGACAAGGACAACCTCCCTGATGCCCCTAAAGCGGCCTTTGAGTACGCGCTCGCTCGTTGGGTCATGCCAAGCCTTACTGTAATTAGCGACGATGGCTATGCGGGTTCTGATGAGGGAGAAACTGCTGACGGACAACCATGGGACATCAGATCGTCAATCATCATAATGCAGAATGTCAGGCTTGCAGAGAATATGTTCTCCAGAGATATACTTCCCATGAAGTTGCCAGACAGGCATTTTGGTGTGATTGAGGTCGATACCGGAAGGACTGGTTGGATTCCTCATGGTGTGGTTACAGGAGACACTCTGGAGTTGGTGGAGAAGGATTCGACGATTCTGAATTATGTGGACTCTATGCTTGAGAGGAGAGGATGGCATCCTGTTCAATTGGATTTAGACGACTTGTTTGCCGTCCGAATAGTGCCGCCGCTAGATGACTTCGATGATTCAATGCCTGATTGGCTGTGAGAGAGGCGGGGTTATACCGTAAACCGCGATGGATATTGCCATGAACGACCCAAAGGGAAGGGCATATGCCATAGAGAGGCGATACAGAATGCTGTCCGCACCATGGAATGAATTGATGGCTGAAATCAGAGCAGAGAGGGGGGCTTTGCTTGCTACATCCGAATATCAAGAGTGGTCTGGGATAGAGAAAGCAGAGAAGTTAGACATAATAGACTCGCGTTTGAGGATTGCAGAGGATTGGCTGTCTCGCTATGACAAGGAAAGAACCGAGGGAGTGGGCTTCCGTGTGAGGAGGTGGTTACAGTCTGCCAAGCACCTGAGTGACTCAGAGTTGGAGGGGATTCTGTGACCGAAGATGAAGATGTATATGCGTATCAAGTGTGGTGTGAGGGATGCGGTGTGAGAATGACAAAGAGCAAGAGGAGAAAGAACATCATGAAGAGTAGGATGCAAGGGACTCTAGCGTGTCCCATGTGCAAGAAGTGGGAGTGGGATCCGAATGATTACTGAGGAGGATTGCATATGGGCCATCCAATTGTGGGGTGGTCTGGCGGAGGGGGGACGGTGGATTGTCCCAGACCTCGGTGTCTATGAGAGAACCGGGGAGAACCAGATAGTCCTCGTCGAGTTGTATGCCGCTCTGCCCACTCATAAAGTGACAAAGGAATCTCGGACCCTGTTCGATGACCATGAGTACCTAGTCGAGTTGGGTAAGCACATTGGTTGGGAAGTGGGACTTGCGATCGAGAAGGCATGGAACCAAGAGGGAGAGGTGTTGAACATACCAGAGGACAGGTATGGGGAGGCGGCGGTATGCTCAAAGCAATGTGGAACCATAGTCAGGATAGAGCCGCCTGAACCCGGCAAGATAATGATTCAGATAACAGATAGAAAATGCCCGACCTGTGGCAAACAAGGATTCACAAAGGCTTGGGATAATCTCCATGTGGTAATGGATGACAGAGGGGCTAGGATAAAGCAGATACTATCAGAGGAGGAATGAGATGACCAGAGAGCATGACTACCAGAACGTCATTCATGATGAGATTGAAACGACTTGTCATCCCGGTGAGGAGTTGCACGTCATAACATCGAATGCCTTTGATGGACGTATGCTCAACGTGAGAATGCGTCGTATCGTGCCATCGAAAACAGGTTGGACTGGTTATACCAAGGCCGGTTTCTTTCTGAACAGGACTGAGGCTAGGGCATTGAGAGATGCGCTCTCGGATTTGGTCGAGGATGATGACGTATGGATTGTCGTGGAAAAGGACTCCTTGAGGGATGTTGATGAGTAAATGGGAATCCATCGACGACTTCCTGTCTGAGCATAAGTCTCTCATTCAGATGATTTGGGAGATTATCGACGACGAGGATTATGAGTCACTATCGGAGTATTCCTATGAAATCTGGTCGAAGACTAGAAGCAAGGTAAATCGCAGTCCGATTACTCATTGCTTCGATTGCATATACATCGTAGCGAATTGCACGGGCAAGAAGGTATCAGTCTCCTATCTCAAATACATAGGGCAGATGACATTGGGGAGGGGCGTGAAGGCCATGGACAGTCTTGGCAGGATCGAGGACAGGTGGTTCATTCAAGATTGGGCTAGAGACATAATCATAGATGTCATAGGCGATGAGGAGTTGTACCAAGACTGCGTTGCATGGTGGATGAGGGACGAGGAGGAGTGACAGTTGTTGAAGTACCGATCTCTGGCAGAGACATGGAGAGTCATGACGCTGTACCGACTGAGAAACAGAGCAGAAATGGTTGCGAACAATATCCGTGCCGAGACAACAGACCCATGGTCGGTGGTTTCATTCTTCTATCCTAAGAATGGAGTGGGCAATCGCCTTAGCGATGAGGATTTCAGAGAGATATATTTTCTATTGACTGATGCGTATCCAGAAGAGGTCGAATCCAATCCCGACCCAATCGATCTGCTCACATCATTGTCTGAGACTGTCGTCACGGAGGGACACGCCAAAGCGATTGTCGATAGGATGCACAAGATTCTGGAGGCGGACGACAATGAGGTTAGAGCATGGTTGATACGTCCTCTCTTCGATCGCATAAACAAGAGAGACTTGCACCCTTTATTCATGCGTTTGAGCATAAGGGCCGCACCAGTCAGGCGAAGAGATGTGGTTAGGGCGTTGGGCATGGCATACGACCAACCATTCCATCATGTGAGGACATCTGTGAATCTGCTAGGTTTGAGAAACACCGTGAGAGACTTGAACATGGGGTCTTTCAATTACAACAAGATACGTCCGATTCCGAATATGCCATTGTTAATCCCATCACCGAATCTGGTTGAAAGCACGGACGCCGTGGCATTCACTAGATGCTATGCTGAGACAGTCGAGGGGGTGTGGGCCACCTTGCATCATTCGTCCTCTGGCACAGTCGGATTTAGTGCATCAGGGGAGGAGTTACCGGATGATGATGGATGGATGGAGCGATGGGCCTCATCTTTGAATCTCCCAGAAGGAGTGTATTTGGTGGATTATGCAGAGCATAGGGAGAACCCCATGCTATTGATTGATTGGCTGAACCCAGATGACCCCAAGGCAACGTACACAAAGCGCAGACGCAGATTCAATGACATACCTGCGTGGGGCATGAAATCAATGACGATGTTGGAAGCACCTTATCATGCGACGGTTCACATTGAGTCTGGCCTTCCCTTCATACTTCGCAATGCGAGGGGGGTGCTAACTTATGAGAACACCATTGAGGAAATCGCATTGTTGAATCCAATATCCAAGGATCGTATTCTCCGTGTGCTATCTGGTCGAGTCGTTGATTCGACGACAGGAGGTGCGCCGAGGAAGTTATGGAAACTTGGAGTGAGAGATGGTTTCGATTACTATCCTGTCTGTGAGATGGAGAGTGACTTTGACTTCAACAATTACTGTGCGTCATACAAGATGATTGATGGCGAGGCAATCAAGATTGACACGCCTTTGTTCGTCACGGTGGATATATTGTCATCAGGATGGGGAGACATAGGCGCGTATGTCATGGGTACGATAACGGGCATCAAGACCGATGCAGGGATTTCAGAGTGCATGGGTGTGGAGGAGATTGGATATGTCGAAGATACTGAATCAGAATGATCGTGATGTAATCATCCTCGCATCGTCGATAAGAGGGGGTATCAAGTGCGTTCAAACCACAGAGCGCAAATGTGGTTACATTATCAGACCAGAATTGAGGATACCCGTAATCAAAGCAGGAGTGTCACGAGCCTTGAACGACAAAGGCATAGAAGTCAAGAACGTGTATTCGGACACCGAGGAGATTACCAAGATACTGAACATCATTAACGGCCTAGAGGACTTGTCGAACACGACAGAGGGTCTGGAGATGGTCAGAAGGTACAATGGTGTCCTGTCTCAACCAGAAACTCATGCAGACGTTGAGAACGCATTGGAATTGCTTGAAAGCGTCGGCGGGATTATAGGGTAGTCCTCACACGTCGGACTCCCATTGAGGGATTAGTTATGTCAGATATATTTAGTGAAATAGCACAGCGAACAGGAAAGACGGAAGCAGAAGTCGAAAAGGACTTCACGGGCTTTGTGGAAGGCCACTACCCAGATGCGTGGAAAGACGCTAAGGGTAAGTTAGCCAACCTTGACGATGAGGATCTTGAGTTCTTCTTAGAGTCATACAGAGTGAACAAGATTAGGGCCAGAGGGGCCTCGTCCGGCAAGGGCGAAGATTGGGTCGGCATGATTGTCGGCCATGTTTCTCTCCGAGACTTGATGTCCAAGCAGAGAGACTTAGCCACAGAGCAAGCGGAGATTGACTTGAATAACGTACTCAGTCATGGTATCAGACCATACAACAACGACAACACGGTTGGCGTTGGCAGGGTTCACTACACCGATGGTTCATGGAAGGTGTCCAATGCGGCAGATCAGGTAATACACACCGAACAGGGCGATGAGGGTAGCCTTCCCCCTTGGGCGATAGCAGTACCGAACAAGTCATACTACGTCGCACTACTAGGGCCAAAGGGACCAAAGAGAGCATCTTCCCTTAAGCGCGAGTGGCTGTTCGTCGGTAACACAGCAGACAAATTCCTAGTTGAGGGGCCGTTGCCCCCCATGAGATTGGAATGCTCCTTCGATGCGGCTGACGTGCATTTGCAGATGAACAAGCCAATCAGTTTCAAGGCAGAGGTGGGAGAGTCATACTTCAACCCAGAGGAGTCCATACTCAAGGCAAACAACATCGACCCCTCTTACAGCCTAGATTGGGTTCCCGATGCACAGAGAGCGACTGCGGAGGCTATGTTCACTCCCGATCAGTACCTGTCCCAATTCATGGGATACGTCACCGACCTCTCAAGCGTCATGGACTACTACGAGGCCAACACCACCTATTCAGAGAAGACTGGCCGATCATATGGTCCTCTCTTTTGCATGAGGGGCGTGGTGGACTACATAGACCACGATGGAGAGCCTAACAGGTACACCGACGGAGGACACAGACACTCCATGACTCTGAGTAGCGCGGCTCTCAGAAGGGATGGCGAGAACAACCTGTGGCTCAATGTCAGCAGATACCTAGTCAATGACCATCATGCCTTCCAAGGATTGGACAATGACACATGGAGAGACTTCACAGCAGGGACACAGGTATTCGTCACCGTGCGCTCAAGCACATGGGAGTCGGACATGGGTGAGACACGCCTCAACCTAGACGCTCTCAATGTATGGCCTGTCCCAAGGAGAATACTATGGGGTCAGGATGCAGACGACGACGATCTTAGCGGCCTAGATGGATTCAGGAGTGATTAAAATGAGTAAGAAAGGTTGGGGAGAGTTAAGAAACTGGACTACCAAAGACTCACAGAGACTTGTCAAGGGACAATTCCTTGACTTCGTTAAGTGGCTTAGGGAAGGTAACGATGAGTACCAAGTCGCTGATGACAATGAATCAGGAGGTTCCTCTAGGATAGGACACCTAGATGTGGATTACAGCAATCTCCATGTCGTAGCCGCTATACTGACTCAGGCTACGCTTGACAATTACGACAACAACAGCGATGTCATGACCAGATTTCCATTGGAGGACTTAGAATGACCGGATTCATGGACAATTGGGAGAAGAAGGACACTACTGAGGCCAAGGAGGTTAATCCTCCGGCAGAAGGTGGTAAGCCTGAGCCTCTAGCAAAGCAGATATTCGTTCAAGAGGGAGAGTACGATCCTAACCTATCAATCGAGGAGCAGGAATTGAGGGACATCGAAGCCGCAGGTGGAGATGGGTATAGTGGGGCGGGTGGAACCCCGGCAGAGTTTCCAGTAAAGGAGGAGAAGAAAGTGACGAAGGAGACATACGAAGAGGAAATTGAAATGGCTAAGGAAAAGGGCATCGAGGTGCGTGACCCAAGAATAGGGAAGAAGAAGACACCATCAGCACAATGGCTGACCAAATCAGCGAACCCCGCATGGGAGCAGATAGAGGCGGCTAGGGCCAAGAATCTCATCAGCGAGAAGACGTACTACGTCCTGATGGGAATCTGGGGACCACCGAAGTCGGGTAAGACGGGCGCGGTTCTGGATAGCCTCACGGAAGAGGAGAAGAAGAACGGTGCGGAGATGCACCACTACGATTTCGATCTGGGTGGAGAGACTACCAAGTCTGCTCACCACGAGGGCGACACAAACATCCTCGTCCTCAATCCATGGGTCATGTCATCGACTGCGGCCAGTCGAGTCCCATACGACTACCCTGCCACGTTCCAGAACACCATGGACTATCTCAGAGCGGCTGTCGAGATGGCTAAGGGTCAATTGGCATACTACAACGAGCATGGGAAGATGCCGAAGCCATATCTCAAGACCGTGGTGTTCGATGGTGCAGATCATTGGCTACACATCTGTGAGACTATCATGAAGGTGGATGACCTCAAGTTAGGGCCAGACGGCATAGCCGTAGCAGGAAAGGACGCTACCACCAAGATAGGTCGATTCAATTGGAACATCAGAAAGAGCCGATACAATTCTGCTCTGACTGCGTTGCAGGAACTGTGCAGACTAGGTGTGCATTGCTACATCATCACGCACGGGAAGACCGCATACGATAGCGGTGGCAACGAAATCATAGGTGCTGAGACAGCGCATTGGCTCAAGGACACAGAAGGTTGGCTACAACAGGTCGCCAAGTTTGAGGTGACTGAGGAGAGGGACGAGAAGGGCGAATTGACCGGAGTGTCAGAGTCCCATGCCATCATCACGCATAACCGAACGAGCCTAAAGTCCTCTGGGAGGGTCAAGGTCTTCCGACGTGACCCCGAAGGAGGAGAGTGGTACGGTTGGAAGGGACTCAGAGATGGGTCGCTAGATCATCCTGATGATGTAATTGACGAATAGGGGGATTATCCATAGGGGGAATGGATAGTGTCGGTATTTAGTCCACCAAAGAGATACCCCGTACCGGGAAGGCCGGGACTCTTCTCTTCATACCAATGGCATCCGGGCATGAATGACAATGTGATATTGAGAGTGTCGAAGTCATCATTGGGTGATTTCGGATTCTGCCAACAGCAGTCATTCATCAAGAGAGTCCTTGGTATCAAGTCTGAGGAGACTGAGGCTATGATTCGCGGGTCCAATGTTCATGACTCAATCGAACGCTTCTATCAAGACGTAAGCGTATCTTACGCCGCATCCATGAAGTCATACGGGTTGGAGAACGTCGAGAAGTATTTCATGGAGTTCGTTGGAGAGGGCGATCCGAAGCGCGGTCCCTATGAATTGGATGAGGAACAGCACTTGACGAAATACATGAAACTTGAAGCAGAGCGATTCATGAATTGTGCTGACCCTCACTTCTTCCTTCCGATTGGCAATGAGGTAAGTCTGGACGCGGTAGTCACCATAGAGGGACAGTTGGTTCATCTTACAGGAATCGTGGACAGGTTGTTCGCTGATGCCGAGGGGATACCTCATGTTCATGAGTTGAAGACGGGTATGTGGAAAGACCACAAGCCCTCAAAGTGGAGTAACATGAGAGAGGAGATGGCATACTATGTCATGCTCTTGAAAGAATGCGACCATGAGGTTCTGGGTGGTCTGGAGTGCGAGCGATGGGGGTGGGACCACACGGGTGGCTATGCGTCTAAGGAGGGCGAGGAGCCTGATGCGGTGTGGCGTGGCGTGGAGGATGTCCGGCAGAAGGACATGGACTCCATGATGGATAAATTGAGATTACTGGTGCGGACGTATAACCAATACAAGGGCGATTTAGATGGTAGGGCCTTTGCATTGATTGATTTCTGGAGAGCGCAGGAGGTCATTTGTGAACCTTGGTGCGATCTCAAGGGATATTGTCCTCGCTATGAGAAGATTCTATGGCCCTACCCTCAAGAGGGCTAGGTATGTCGCACTTGTTTGCGGACTTCCCACGCGAAGTAAACATGAGGACGAGGAAGGTCGTTCGCAACATGGTCGAGTTACAGAGGTACATAGACAGCATGAATGGGAGGGACAACCTGACCACGACAGTCTATGGTTTCCGTCATTTGAAGACCAAGGGCAACCGATGCGAATACTCAACGGCAATCGTGCCACACTTCGTCATCGACCTTGACAAAGGCAGGGCAGAGGAGGTTTTGCCGGAGGGGACCGAGGACGAGTGGGGAGAGAGATGCACCCGTGACACCCTGACACTAACGGAGCATCTCAAGAAGGAAGACATACGTCATGCGACATGGTACTCCGGCGGTGGATTCCACATCTGGGTCATGCTATCAGAGATACACACGTTGCCACCGGACGAGTTGGCTAACCTGTTATTCTCTGGGAGGGTCATCATCAACAAGTGGATTAAGAACATGGATTTGGTCACAATCGATCCTGTCGTATCATTCAGACCCGATAGGCATATCAGAATCCCAAATTCATACAATTTCAAAAGAAAGAAGTGGTCTATACCAGTCTCCACCAAGGATTTGCAAGATGGTTGGACAACAATCAGCGACAAGGCAGAAACGCAATCAGGTGGCATGAAGGCATACGGCAAGAATGGCTTGGAAATCGAGATTGTCAGTCATGACCCAAACATGACAGGACTGACAGGATTGTTTCAAAAGTTCGACGCGGCGGAAATTGGGGTATCAGCAAGGAACCTAAATGGGGTTCCTATCCTCCCATGCCTTGACGCCGCCTGTTGTACCAAGGGTAGTAATCCACCACACAAACCACGATCGTACCTCATGATGTACCTCATGGACTACAAGAGGGACTTTGCTAGACCACCACATGAGAGCAAGGTTAGCAATGCAGAGGTAGTCCAATGGACTCATGAAGTGATAGCAGGTTTGGAGTGGGCAGATTACAGCCCAAAGATTACTCAGCAGATGCTCGTTCATGGCGCAAGCAAGCATTACCTAACGCCCTCCTGTGCGAGGATATATAGCGAAGGACTTTGCCTTGGCAAATGCCCCATGTTCGATGGTAAGGGAGTTGAATAGATGAGTGAAGACAAAGACATAGATGAGATAAGAAGAGAGAAGGCGGCAAGGCTACTAGCCGCGTTTGACAGCGAAGATCCAGAACAGGCAGAGGCAATACGAGAAGCGATGCCGTGGTCGATAGCGGTACATAAGGACAGGCCCACAGATTTTGAGGTTAGATTGGAGGGTAAAGTCATAGCACTCACTCAAAGTGAGGAATGGGCGCAGTTGGTTGTTGAGTTGATGAATAGACTCTTACTTGCCGAACAAGCAGGGGTCGGTTGGCCGTGACCAAGGTTCTCTATATTGACAATCGTGAACGCTCAGGCCTTGAGGATCTCGTCAAGAAGTATTGCGATAAGAAGGGACTCTCCTATGTAATCAACCAGAACATGATTACTGACTACGCATTTGCGAGTGTGGGCATCGAGGCAAAGAGCATATCCGATTACATGAGCAGTCTGTATTCAGGTCACTTGGAGAGGCAGTTGCAGAATCTCGATGATAACTACAACCAATTTGCCTTAGTGGTGTGGGGGTCGTTAGACCAATACATAACGAAGGCGAGGAGGGGTGGTCGGAAGACGAGTTACCCCAAGGTGTTCGGCTCGTTCTATGGGTCGATAGCGAGATTCCACAATGACTACGATGCCAGTATCCTAATCATGCCCGACAGATCATCAGCCGCTCGGTTCATCTGTAAGCGGTTTGAGAAGCATGGCTCACTCAGCGCACCCACGACGTACCGTCTGCTTCGTAAGACGGCATCAGAGGACAGGAGGATAGACATCCTCAGAGCCGCAGGATGTAGCGAGGCAATAGCCAAGCGACTCCTTGCTACCTTCGGCTCAATCTCAGAAATCACATCATGTTCTCCGAAGGAATTACAAGCGGCGGAGGGTGTTGGCAAAATCCGCGCGAACCGAATCCTGCTCTGTCTCAACAGCGAGGAGCCGGTTGCCGATGAGAAAGTGAAGATGAAGAGGGCTTGAAATGATAGAGAGAGGGTTGGCTTCGACAAGAAGAGAGTGGAATGATTACAGCGTGGTAAACTCTCCCTATGAGGGCAGTAACAAACTCAGGCAGTACGTCGAGAGGTTCGACACTCTATCTTTCTTCAACCATTATGCAGGGATGCTCTCTTACTTTTACATCCTTGGACAGATGCTCGCTCCATATGTGAGGATACCAATACACGGTGCTTACATCGACTCCCGACTTCATGTCTTCTGGATACAGGCCTCAAGATCGGGGAAGTCGATAGCATACGAATTCACGGCCAAGATATTGAAGTTGTGCGGAATAGAGAGCGAGAAGTTTAGTGCGGGGTCAGACTCCAAATTGATTGGTTCTGTAATCGAGACACCAAAGGTGGATGAGGATGGAAAGAGAGTGGGAGGGGTTGATTTTGAAGTGGTCCCCGGTCTTCTGAATGGATACAAGACTCTGCTGTTCGATGAGGGTAGCATACTCCTTGATGATTCCAAATCGTATTTCAGTCAGAAGATTCTATTCTTGCAACAGGCCATGGCTCCCATCGGTAGCGAAACCAATGTGCTTGTCAATCACTTGAAGGGTGCGTCGATATACACGCCATCTGGAATCTCCCTATGGGCTACTACCTTCCCACCAAAGGACATCATGCACCACGTCCTTGAGAAGGGGTTCTTCCAAAGAGTATTCTTGTACCAGAACGATGTCAATCTGGAGACACGGCAGACCACTAGCGAGCATCGAATGTCTGGTGTCTATGTTCCAGTTCCCGAACAGGTCTGGTCGTATGAGGAAATATCCAATTGGATTATCGGCATGAGAGATGATGTCAGAGACAGGCTGTTCACCGTAGCAGGAATAGACCAAGACCAATGGGATTCAATGTCCGAGGAGCAGAGAGAGGAGGTTGCTGTGAATCACAGCCATATGCTATTCTCAATAGGGCCTAACTACCACGCCGCTCTGTTAAGTGCGGTTGATGACTACTACGATCTTGTCAAGACGGTATCAGATGGCAATGTGAGAGAGACTGCAATATCCTTTTTGCCAAACGTCGAGAATTACACTATCATATTCAGCAACATGATTGCCGCTACCATGGGAACCAATGTGATTACTGCTGAACACATCTCCATGGCGTCAGAGATAATCTATGACAATCTCCACAATCTAATCATATGGTTGGAGCAGAAGCGAGACTACAAGGCATCTAGGGAAAGACAGGCTGATGTCAGAGCATGGAAACAGGCGTTTGCAGGATGTAAGAGACAAGTCCACGATCGCACCAAGAAGGAGGTCGTGAGAAAGACCGAGTTACAGACTAGATATGCCGCGCTCAATGCTGTAAGCGTCAAGACCGCCGAAAGGAGACTAAGCAAACTCATCGAGAACAAACTGTCGGTCATGGTTAAGGAAGGGAGAAACGTGTACGTTTCTTTGGAGGTGTGATTATGTCGTTGTATGATTGGATGTCAGCAAACAGGGTGATTGCCTATCGGGTCTTCTCCTCCACCGATGCTAGTGATTTGCCAGAGGGGTGGCAAAGGCCCAAAGAGTTCTCATTGGACGCCGCCGCTTTCTTTGATGGAAAAACGATGTCGATATTCACCGATTTGACTGGTCGAATTCTCATTGATAAGAAGAAGACAATAACACTCCCGCTTAAGGAATTGCAGAGTTGGTTGGACAACAGGATTGACTCAAGTGTAACGCTTGTCGGTTATGGCAACGAGAAATTCGATCATGCCTTGCTAACTCATAAGCATAATGTAAAAGGCAATCCTGTTGATCTCAGCGAGATGGTCAGCGAAGCGTCGAAACTTCACTATGGAGATTATCCTCGCAGGTACGACCTGCGAAACCTATCCACTCTGAATCGCAAGAAGCAGACAGCCATCGCTCATTTCTCATTCATGCTCAAACCCATTGCGTTGATTTCCGAGTGGCAGAGAGGAATGATGCGTAACGTGTTGAGAGTCTTGGCCGCAGAGGTCGAGTTGATTGCCGGTTTATACAAACACATGATAGTGAAAGAGGAAATCAGGATAACCGATGAGAGGACTGAGCGTCCTGTCACCATACCATGTCAGTTTGTCCGATCGAATACTTTCGCGTTTGAGGAGGAGTAAAGTGTGCCATACGACAACGAGAAGAGAATCATGGCTTGCGATAATTGCTCAAATGAAATGAGTTATGACCAAGTGAATGAGGAATACCCAAGCAAAAAATGGACTTGTCTAAATCACACGGATGAGGTTAGAAAGTTAGTTTTCTGTTCGGATTGTTGGGGGTTCACAAATGAAATTCTTCGTCATTACAGTCTATCTGAATGTGATAGGTTAGACAAAATGGTACAGGGCGTAATTAAGAGATTGAAGTGAGTGACATGACTTGGACTTGTGACAATCCGAGATGCAAGAAAGTGATGAGGGGCTTTAGGAATGGTCGAACCCATTGTCACATCTGCCGCAGAGTCCGTGAGAGACATGAGCAAAATAAGACATGGAACGGCAAGCCTATCTCTTAGTCTCTGCTCTGCTTGCACCAGCACCTAGTTGTCTCCTCATGGCAGGGCGAACATTACCTCGCCCCTTCTGTCGAGCGTATATGTTGCGGGTTCTCCTTCGCTTGTTTTTTCGGCTTTGATTCCAGGCTCTAGCCTTGCCCTGCCTCTCGGATCTCCCGCTAATGGTATTCTTCGAGTAGCCTCTGAACTTACCCTTCTCCTCTGACTTGTCATCTGATCTCTTGAACATCCCCTTTTGTCTATCAGTCATTTCATCGTATGAAACGCCTGTCATTCTCATAGCGCAACTACGGCAGAAATCACTACGAGGCATTGCGGGTTTGTCCACGCAATTCTCACACATCTGTTCTTCCTTGACCAAGCCCCACGCTACTGAGAAGGCACTCATGCTTCCACCTTCAACTTGGGCTTGAGCTTCTTCCACACGCTTTCACACAACGGACATTCCCATAAAAATATTCTATCTCTCGAACCGGCATAGAAACCATTGATGCGGATAGCCAACACACGATTGCCACAGTCTGGACAATCCTGGCTAATCTTGTCTTGGTAATGATTTATGTTGCCCAATAAATCACTCCCAACATAATCCACCACAATGCTATCTCGCCAATCAACCTGTATGCCCCGCATGAACATAAGAAATCCTAACGTGAGTTGGTGTGCCTGTATATCCTAGTGAGCCATTGACGGTCACTACGTTTGCAGATATGGTGTAGTCTAGTCCTTGTATGAGAGTAGCGATGAAGCGTGGCGTTCCTGACTTATACATGACGACCTCGATAAGTTTGGTTGATGCCTCATCCTGGGAACCGAGAGGACTGTATTCCAATGTGAAGTTCTTCTGCGCTCCTGTGTATGTTCCTGTCAGTATGGATGTCCTGTGTGTCGGCGTTATCTGATATGCCCCGCCTGTTCCTGCTTGGTTGATTCTCTGATCGGACTGATAGAACAGATGTGTGCCGCCGCTACCGTCAGGGTGGTCGCCAAGTCCCGCAGGGTCACGGGCGAAGATGAATCCTAAATCGGTAATCGGTAGGTTTCCTTGATTGCCCGATAGGAAGTTGTTTTTGGGCATGGATGCTGCGCCACCATCTATGAGTGATGACACGGGTATCGGGCCTGGTCTTACGAAGACCCTCTTGTCTTCGAGTGATGCAATCTCGACTTGGTTGTTATTCCTGTGCAATCTAGCAGAGGCCAGGACTATCGTTTGATTGGCAAGATGAGCTGATGGGCTTTGAGGGTATGCTCCACTCGAAGTATCTATTGAAGCACCATAGACGAAACCGATATTATTCGTAAGATCAGGATCGAAATACACCAAGAGTATTCTTTCATGGTTGGCAGAGAGTGTCGGAGCTGTGCTTGAATTGTATGTCGCATACTGTGCCGTCACAGATGCCACGTTCAAGGTGGATGTGGTTATGGAATAGAACACACCATCGACCACTAAGGTTCCAGCCGCTATCACAATAGATTGACTGCCCGATGTGGAGCAAGCACAGTTGCCTGTCGTGGATGAATTGCGAGAACCCGAGTCATAGTCATTGGAGATGATAGGCACGACTCCGTTGAGCAGACCACGTTCGTTGAAGTTAGTAAGAGTGGGACTAGCCAGGACATCTGTGTCTCTAAGTCCATCTGACTGATACGATTGATTTGCCGTTTCGTGTCCCTGACCCAATCCTGCCATGTTATCTCACCTCCATCAGAACATCGACTCTTATCTCATTGGTCGTATTCTTATCTATGGGTAGGAATGTCGCACGATATGCAGGTGTGTCCAATGCTGTGTCACCATGCAAAGCGACTTCCTTGATTGCCTCAGAGGATGTCTGCTGAGTATCGAAGTTAGCCGTGACTGCAATCGTTCTATCATCTATCTTGCTGACCTGGGGTATAGTGGTTATCTGTGGTGTCCCTGCACCACCATCTCTGCTTGATGCATCGCCACCACTTGAACCGAGAGTCATGCGTGTGACTAACGTGGACAGATGGTCTGTCAAAGCGGACTTCAATGAATCTAATACCGGCATCATTTCACCTCGTAATACAAACTCTTGCTGGCCCCGATGGGTCGCCCCCGCTTGTTCCCGTCACGCACTCCGATTTTCCCCATTCCATTAGTGTGTTTCGCCCCTATTATGAATCCTGTATTGTTCACATTACGCACAAATACCTTGTGGACTGCTACCACGTTTATACCCGCAGACATCGACACTTCGGCAACATCCACTACCTGTCCTGCTGACTCATCTAGTGGTGATGAGTTGCCCGACACCGCTTGAAGATCGGAGAGTATGCCTTCGATTCCTTTGTCATACTGTGCCACTATGAAATTACTCATCATGTTGGAGTAATTGTGTGTCGCCTCAAATACTGCGAAGTCTCCTCTTAGTCCATGAGTCGGCAGGTCAATCTTCACAATCTCTCCTGGTTGGATTGATGATGCTCTGAATGCACCCTCTAATGTCACAAGTGGCGCACCATTCTCAGCTCTTGCTAAGATGGACTTGGCGAGTTTCAAAGCCTCGGTGTTTGTCTTTAGCCCAGGAATCTCCTGCCTGAGTGTACGAACCATGTTGCTCGTTGCGCCTTTGCTTGCTTCGTTTTTCATCCTCTCCAAGTCCTTGACGACTACGAACACCCTCTCGTTCTCTGCGAGTGAGTCACCTACGACAACTATCTCATTAGGCGAATCAAACATTTTGCTGACGACTAGAGATCTAATACCACTACCCATGCCTAGTGTTGCGCCACGCCCATTGAAACTGTTAGATGAATAGATGAGTGAGCCATTTCTCTCATTCACCAATTGCTTGCCATCTATCTGTGTGAGGTTTCGTATGATTTCCATGATGTTCAAGCCTCTAGTCTTCCTTGCCGTGAAGACGTTGGAGTGGTCTGAAACCAAACGAAGAGATGGGTGAGCATCTAAGGTCGAGGATGTCTCTCTATCCTTTGATAGTAGGGCGTTGGTTGGTGTGACGTTATACGCCGCTAAGTCTGCCCCTGCATCATTGAGCAACGTCAGCGTGGCATCACTTGTTCTGATACCTACGAAACCGAGCTGACCAAGCAGTATCGGGCCTTGTGTTAAACCAGCATCAGACAGACTGTCAGAATCTATGTTCCTGAATTGCAGGAAGGTGGACAACTCATCTGTTTCGACACCCGCTATCCTCAATGAGAATCCGGTCTGGTCAAACAAGTATGGCGGGAAGTGTGATGAAGATACTGTCTTTCCATCGAATCTGATTGCTGTAATTGAAGGCGATGTCGTTTTGATTTGAGCAGAGGTCTTGCCATTCTCTATGAGTATTGGTCTTTGATTAATCATGAAGAAGTCTGCTGGATCATACTCCAACAGTCCTCGGTATGAGAGAGTAGTGGGTTTGACCGTGCTTGAGGCAGTATCGAAACGATTCCACAAAGCGGACTCTTGCTTTGCCAATACTATTGAATTGTCTATGAACGTAGGAGATACCAAATGAGGGAGAGTCAAAGACCGTATGTCTGCTAGTGTTGAGGGACTTGTCTCGGTAGTATAACGGAGTATGGAACCCGTCAAGTCACCTACTCCCGTATTGTTAGTCACGCCTGTTAGTTTATTCCTGGTCTTGCCTGTGTAGGTTATCTTGCCCTTCCCGACTATGAACAGTGTGCCGGATGTAGGCAGCATAGATGCATCCTTGAGGAACACATTGTTGCTAACGTGTCTAGTGACCTCGAACTGAGGATACAACCTCATTGCAGAATCCATGTGCGTGTGAGTCACACCATCAGGTGTCGTCTGCTTCACGAAGTCGCCGCTTACACCTGTTCCCTCTGCCCTGTATCTTGCTTCGGATTGGTGAAGGCTCTCTCCGCCACCTGGATGAGTGGTCTGTGAGTATCTTGCTTCTATCTCGGGGTTGAACTCTCCATCGACAGTCTTGCGAACCGCATCCGACTTGAAGAATTGTAGCATGGATGCGCTTGGTAGCAAATGGAATACGGAGTCTAGCTCGTTTGCATCCGGCCAGGACATCTCGAACAGCCCTTCTGCCGTGCTGATGAATTGGAGTGTCCCAAGAGTCTGTTCCATGTCTGATTCAAAAACACCATACCGATTGTCACGAGTGAAAGGCTGATACTCCGTATCTGCATCTCCTATTGATGATCTTGCGCCGTGTGTCCATCCATCTTGCAACAAGTCTGATGCAAAGCCAAAGAGTTTGAGTGGCCTGACGGGTCGAACGAAGTAGTCAATCGACTTCCTCTTCTGATTCGATGTCGTAGCGTTGCCATCTGTCCCGAACACGTCAGTAGTGAGTGTTCCCTCTTCGCTTCTGTTCAAGTATGTCTTACGAAGGATATACGTTCCACCCCAGGGTGGCAAGTCTGCTGAACCTCTGACTGTCCAAGCATCCTTTGCATGAGTCTTAGCGGCATTCAGCACAGATGGGTTGGTTGGTAGTTGAACAGTAGGCGTGATGTCCGCGTTGCTACCGCTACCACTCGGAACTATGGTCGGTGCGGTTGTGAACCCTGACCCGCCATTTGATATGCTCACAGAAGCTATCGGCCCTGTCGTACCAAGTATTGGGTTGATTGTCTGAGCCGTACCACCTCCACTTAGATGAGTGGTAGCGGTTATCGTTGGTGCTGAAGTGTATCCACTTCCATTGTTGGATATGTTCACGTCAGTAATCGTTCTAGTGGTTGGGTGGGCCGTGTTGATAGCGGCAGTAATAGCACCTCCGCCCGAGCCTGAGATAGTCACAGATGGTACGGACAGATAACCATCTCCTACATTGGTCATAGTGATGGATGACAACACCCCGTTTGATGCCAAGCCAATATCTGCATTGGCGGTTGTTTGGTCGCCATTTGACTCGAACTTATGTTGCCCGTACCCATTTCCTGTATTTAGCAAAGTCATTGTCTTCGTTCCAGCGTTTGTGAAACCAGCTCCTGTTTGCGTCAGGGAGTATGATGTGATGTAATTCCTACCACCTGAGAAATTATATGCGATTTTTCCCTCTGCTTGTGTGGTATGAGCAGGGCTAGTTTGCGTAGCCTTGAATCTAACTGTGGTTCCTGTTATTGATTCGCCAAGTTGAGACAATGGCCTGATTTTTGTGCCAGCAGAAAAATTCTGATTAACTGGCCCCAACATATAAACATTCGTGAATTGATGGGCCGAAGGGTTGGAGGTATTGACTCCGGTGTAAGTGAACTTCTGTGTATCTGGTTTATCTCCTATGTAGGCTATCCCTGTTGTGGCTCCTCCTTGCAATGTGTATGGGCCAATGTCTTGTCCGTTTTCTAGCGTTATAGTTCCACCAGATAGGGTCTTTGGTGTTTGTTCTGCGCTAACCTCGCTCTCTGACTCATAAGTAATCGACACAGATCCTGTCCCACCTGATGTGTTATTGGGATTAGTCATACTCGCACCATATGCTAGAACGGCGGTTGCCGTAGCCGTGACATTGCCAGGTGTTTCTGATGTTGGGGCATCTATTGTCAAAGTGGGAACGGATGAGTATGATCCTGCGTTAGTTATGGTGAAATTAGACCCTTTCAATGGCTTTCCATCTGGTTTCAACGTGTACGTTCCTGCGGCCCCCGAACCTCCCCCGCCTGAGATGGACAGGGCTACGATGTCTGTCCCTGTACCTGTGTATTGTTGGGATGAGTTAGTATTGGGAGTGGCATTGGCAAGAGTGGTTGTCGTAGTGTATGTCCCTGAGAATCCTGTTCCACCACCACCGCCTGAGAATCCGAGTGTGCCACTAGGGAAGGTGTATCCCGTTCCTGCGTTGGTGAGTGACAAAGAGGACACCGCCGCACCTCCATCTCCTTTGTCGTCTTTGGTATCAGGACTCCATGAGGGCAGAGTGTACGGGTTGCTGATTGTTTGGCTTGAGGGGCTTGAGGGGTTCACCGTCATGTTGTGAGTGGTGAACTTGGTATTGACAGACCAGGAGGGCATTACAGGGAAGTGCTGACCGACAATCAAGTCACTGTGCAATGATGCTGCCTTCGTAGAGAGTATTGAGTATTGGATATTCTTGTTTGTCTGACGCTCGCTTTCGGTCTGTATAACGAAACCAAGACGTGGTTCTGTCCTTGATTGAATCTGCCTGTGGTCGCTAATCTCAGACAGAGGGATTGGTGTTAGGCTAGTTATCGTGGCATTGCTATGTGTCCCTATTCCCCATCCTGTCGTGGGATAATGGACATTTGATGTGTTTGAGTGGTCTATTGCTGATGCATTCGTGTGCAGAGCATTGCCTCTCAGGTGGTGGAAGCCACCCCCTACTCCGAATTGCGTGGAGCTGACTGCGGATGATGAGGATGATTGTGCATAGGTGTTCGATCCTGTGTATTGTGTCAAGTCAATGAACGGGTCGGAACCCTTGTTCATCGGTATTGCCTTCAAAGGTTCGTTTGCTCCTTTGTTCGGGTCTGTCTTCGGTTGCCACACCCCTGCTGGTAGTGCAGTTGGCTTGATTAGGCCCGCAGAGTCCATCCCTAGAGTGAGTCCCATTCCAATTGGTTGCTCTGACGGCAGGGGCTTCGTGTTGCTTCTTCTAATCACGCTTGAGAAGGGCGTGGCCTCTGCCGTGTGAGCAGTCAGCACCAATCCTATGGGCATTGTCCTCTCGACACCGTTGTAGTCAGACGGGAACACCCAGGAATCTCCGTGTGTTGAGGCGTTTGGAATCTTATTCATCGTATCGTGAATGCCACCGTCAAATCTTCCCTTCCCATAGACGGGTTGGTTAGCAGACTGATGCTCATTAGGATCTCCTGCTAACATATCCAAAGCGTCTGAGCTAGTTCGGAAACCCCAGGCTCTTACAGGCAACCTACGACTGTAATCATATGCGACCATACTATCGACAACAGAAACATATGAGGTGAACGCCACACTATCTGTATCAGTATCATAAGATATGGTCACACCTGTTCTCTCAGGATTGATGCCATCTCCTATACCTTCTCCCCTAGTATGGCGCACATTCTCATATTCTGTTAATATGCGGAGCGTACCTTGTGGTTCCCTTACGGTAGTATGGCCCATAAGCACAGAGTTAGCAGACTTCAACCCGACTATATTCCCATGCCCTCCTGCATTCAATCCATTGTATCCATAGTTCTGCAACCATTGTGTGATGTATAGTCTCTCAAAGGCTAGGGCGTTCTCTGCCTGTGCAGTAGTGGTGGGGTTGGAGTGGTTGCGAAGGTACAGACCCCTAGTAGGTGGGTAGTTCAAGGCCCGAGGCATCCCCGACTCCCTGTATCTGAAGGTCAAGTAGTGCTCACGGCTCGTTCCGAGTAGTGCAGGATGGTTGTATTCGGCTAACCAATGACACAAGAAAGCGTCAGGGACACACCCTGTTCCGGTGTTGTCCTTGTTGAGTAGTGCAAAGTCACCATTTGTAGCCGTTATACCACCACTACCTCCTGGTGTAAGGGCCGCTAGATTGAGATATTCAGGGTCGTGGCACAGAAGAGGGGGTACAGTAGCCAATTCAGTACCAGAACGAGGTACTGCGACCCCTTCTTCAAGTCCTAAAACAAAGTAATTTGCCGATCCTACGTCAATTACAGGGGCCATTGGGCGACCTCCGGCTAGTGCGTAGTCTCCAATCATGAAGCCGTTCGTTATGGCCTCAGAACTTGTGTTATATCGGCTCCCACCACTCAATGCATTGGCAAAAGTCAGCCTAGTTGGCCCCGAATTTGTGGTGGTTGTCCTGCTTGGTGCGGCCCTTCTGACCAAATGACCTGCTCCGATTGTCTCAGTTTGCTCCTGACCAGGGGCAACGAGGTAGTCAATGTCCGTTCTCGGGGTGACGCTCGAATAGACTGCCTTGACATCAGGTAGCCTGAATCCGCCTTGTTCACTAGCAGGAACGCCATCTGAAGAGAAAGAGCCGTTTGCCCTGTACCCACTCTCGTCTTTGACTTCAAGCGTATCCAACTCAAAGATTGTTGAACTGTTAGTGGATTTAGCAGAACCGAAGACGTGGTGCTTGTTCTCGGTTTCCGCCTCAAATAGCAGAGAGTAGGAAGATCCGTGAGAACGATGCAACTGTCTCCTCATAGCCGCAGGAGTACCCCTATGGGTCATTGGAGTCACAAACGAGTGTCCTTGCCTTGCAAAGCGTATTCTATGGTGTGGATAGGGGTATCCCGTTGCCGTTCCATTGTTAGTCTGCGTTAGGACTGAGCCTCGCTCTGCGTGGTCGGTTATCCTGTGAGCTGAGAATAAACGTGTTGTGCCGCTTGGAACGGCTCCGGCAGTAGTGTGGGGGGTCAAGCCCTGTTTGGTCGCCATATCGGGATGCAGAAGCCTCTGAACGTGGAAAATTAGCATCCTGTCGTGAGTGTCGAACTGCGATGCCTCTCCTGATGCCTCTGCTACGCCTGGTCTGCGAGGGTCAGGAGCCGTTAGACCACCCATCCCCCAAGTTAGGTTGGAGTAGGCTTGGATGCGGTCATGCCCGCTTCTGACAAATACCTCTCCTGGTATCTCTGAGGGGTCTGGTAGTTGTATCTGCATATTTGGAGTTAGTTTCCCATCTGTTGTGGATGGCCCTGTAATCTCCTCACCCGTAGTAGGGTCAATCCTAGTGTTCTGTACGGCATAGTCCTTGATGACCACCCCGAAGGGAGATTTGCCGAACAAGGTCAGTTTGTTTCCCTGGTCGTCTGTGGTGATAATGTCTTCAAACACTCTCTCTTCATTTGAGATTTGAAGTCCTGATACCCTAGAGGTGTTGAGAGTCTTTGATGAGAATATGGGTCGGGGAACATTGACACTACCATCTCCATCAATACCTGCACTCTCAAAGTTTCCAACATATGAGACATTGGTTAAATTATCATATGAATTAGAGAGCATATTATTGGAATTGTTTGTGGCCGTTGCCCTATATCCGTTGTTGAGATGGAGCATATCTCCTGATGATGCAGGGAATGTTGTCCCATATTCCATATCTGCGAGTTTAATATTGTTAGAACCCGTAGTATCTGAGTCGGCTTTGGTAATATGTGCGATGGATGGTTCGGTGACTGTATAGTCAGGAGGGGGTATGTCAGGAAGATTGCAGGAGTTCAAACCTTCAATGCTAAATCTGACATATCCGTGACCGGATGAGTGTGCGGTGGCAGTTGAACCTCTTGAGTCGTAATTAGGCGCAGGTAAGCCCATGTTTCCACCATCCATAGGTTTCGCTCCTAGATACCAAGTGGGTACGGAAGCACCTATTCCCTGGAATACAGGCCCACCATTGGCTGCAGCCCAATATCCACCTGCGGCATTGGGAGTGGTTGTTTCCCAAGTTAGAACAACCGTGTGTTTTGCCGGTTCTCCTGTTATCGTAGCAGTAGCACTACTAATTATCTCAGGATAAGATCCTCCGACTTGCGAAATCAATGATTGCAAAGTGCCACCGGATATTGTGAAATCAACGAGTGTGGTCTGCGTTTTTGGTAATGAGTCATCTTGCCTACCACCTCTCCTAACAGGGGTAATCGCCGTGTATGTCAATGACAGGTTAGTGTGATTGCTATCGTTGTATGTTATCGTACCCGATGATGCTGTGCCTGATGGGAAGCCGTGCCTGTAAGCCCCATCTAACTCCACTCGAAGCGTCTGTGCGTCTTTTGCATAAGCGACTGTGGATGAATAGGTTGGCTTCCCTGACATCCTCACATATCTAGCTCGGAGATACCTAGTCTTGCTATGCTCTCCCTGTTGAATTGCCCTGCGACTGTTGATTTTAGCCGCTATTAGCCTGGTGGCTTCCTCTGTTCCTAAGTCGTAGGTCTTGCCATTCGTATCATCTGTTGCGGCTTGCTTAAGATCCACCACGATTACGTTAGTGTCCTCAGAGGGTGCAGAAGCGGTAGCCAATGGTGTCCTTACAATTACTGTCAGACCCTGCTTCCATTGGTCGTTGGTGTTTGTGCCGTACTCCCAATCAGTCACGGCATCATCGTACTCTGTGTCGGGGTAAGTGATGTGCATAGCGAAGAATCCGCTTGCAGGATAGCCACTCGCAGAGGCAAGGGGCGTTGCCATAGCAGGATATATCTGCTTGGTGAAACGTGCCATTACCACACACCTCTTGCAGCGAATATCTTGTCACACTCAGAATTAGGAAGGGCGTAATTGAATACGGAAACATTACACAAGGCCGTTTTGAATAGCCATACGTTATTTATGTATGGATTCTGATTTGCTGTCGTATCATCTGTATTAGTCACACCATCGTTAGTGCCAACAACCAAGTCCACCGCCCCTGAGTTATAGCCTGTCAGATCAGACCAGACATCTTTCAGTATGCTTCTCCTTATTGTCGAGAGGCCGATGAACAAGGAGTTCGTTTTAGGTTCGCCATCAGACAAGTCTGGAGGCAATTGTGCTTTGGCCATCGTGACCGTTGCTGATGAGAGAGAACGGACATTGGAGACATAACCTGCCAAATTTGATGGAAAGTTATTGCCACCTGCCAAATTCACCATTCCTGTTTCATCGTGTATCCT